ATGAAAGCATACAGTTTACAACCTATAAAAAAAATGGGTTTTATAATTGGCATTATGATACTTTTCCAGAACCTATGAAAGATACAGATGAAAATTTTAATAATAAACAAAGAAAATTATCAATGACATGTTTATTAAATGACCCAAAAGATTATGAAGGTGGTGATTTTATGTTGCAATGGATAGATGATCATGGCAAGTTAATAAAACACAAAGTTAAAGAATTAGATACAGTAGGAAGTATTATTGTATTTCCTTCTTTTACAAACCACAAGGTAGAGCCAGTAACAAAAGGAACTAGATACTCTGCTGTTATGTGGAGAATAGGACCAGTGTTTAAATAATTATGAAATTAATAGGTGGTAAAAAAGATAAAATTAATTGGGGTATAATTAAAAATAAAATTTTATTTGTAGATTATACAAATGAGAAAGTCTTATCTTCATTAGAAAAGAAGATAGAAAAAAATTTAATCTCATCAATGACTAAAAGAACTAATGTTAAAGGAGAAATGACCTCTTGGAATCATTTTATAAATGACAAAGATTTTGAAAAAATAACTAAATTTATTAATCCATATTTATTTAAGTTTATATCCATAACTAGAAATAATATTAATGCAGTTCAATTAGTTGATGCATGGGGAAACAGATTAAATAAAAATGACTATATTCAAAAACATAATCATGTAGTAGGAAATTGGGCTAGCGTTAGTGGAAACATGTATTTTTCAAATAAAAAACCAGGAACTTATTTTGTAGATTTAAAAGGAGCTTTGCAACCTAAGAGGGGAAGGATAGTTATTTTTGATTCTAGTGAAATGCATTTTGTAGATGTTGTAAAAGACGATGATCCAAGATATACACTAGCTTTTAATATGAGGTATGAGTAAAAAATTTAAGAAAGATAATTATATAGTTATTAAAAAAGCAGTTTCAGAAGATATCTGCAGATTTTCAGCGGACTATCTAATGCTTAAAAGACAAGTATCACAAAGATTACATAATAAAAAAATGATTGGGAACGACAATCTAGGTTGGGGTTCTTTTGGCGATGCTCAGGTTCCGTTTTCTTATAACCATTATTCTGACACTGCTATGGAAATATTATTAGTAAGAATGAAATCTGTAATAGAAAATAAAATAAAAGAAGAAATTGTTCCAACATATTCTTATACAAGAGTATATGAACACGGAGATATATTAGGAAGACATAAAGACAGATATAGTTGTGAAATATCTGCAACTTTAACTTTGTTTCAAGACAAGAAGTGGCCTATATTTGTAGAGCCATCAGGTAAAACAGGATTGAAGGGAGTCCCTATAAATTTAAATATGGGGGATCTAATGATATACAAAGGAGAAAAGATTGAGCATTGGAGAGAAGCTTTTTATGGGAACTGGTGCATACAAGTATTTTTACATTACAATATAAAAGGTACACAAAAAGCAGAGTACAATAAATTTGATAGAAGGGCGTTCATAGGTTTACCACGTGACTGCTAAAAAATATTTCTTTCTAACTGCGTTACCTAGATGTGGTAATACTTTATTAGCTGTATTAATAAATCAACATAAGAATATTAAAGTAACGGCAAACAGTTTACTACCGGAGATATTTAACAGTTTATTCTTATTAAAAAGAGACGAAAAGTTTTTAAACTTTCCTGATCATAGATCTTTAGAAAACATTGTTAAATCTGTTTTTGATTCTTATTATAGTCACTGGGATTGTGACTATGTAATTGACAGATCATCTTGGGGCCAAGAATTTAATCTTAATATAATTAATACTTTGTTTAACAAAAATAAATTTATTATATTAAAAAGACCTATGAAAGAAATTTTAAATTCATTTGCTTCAATATGTAAAGAAGATAATAGATCAAAGTATTTAGAAAGTTTATTAAATAAAAATACAGTTTTAACAAACAATATTGAATCAATTAAAAATTTAATGTCTTCGGACGAGGACAAAATAATAATTAATTATAAAGACTTAGTTAAAAATACAAATGATACTATACAAAAAATATTTGATTTTTTATGTATTGATGAAAAACCGTTAGAATATAAACTACAACAATTAAATATTAACAATGTTTTATATGAAGACAAAAAATGTAATATAGATGATATGCATTTAGTTCACGAGAATGGAATACAGTTACGTAAAGAATCAAACTTTTTAAATAAAGATATGTTAAATAAATGTAAAGAATTAGATAATTATATTTGGTCATGAAAATAGAAGGAATATTTATAACACCTGTTGGATTTAGTGAAAACCCTAACCATAAAATTGTAAAAGATAAATTAATAAAAGAATGTAAAGCTCTTAAAAAGAAAACTAAATGTGGTGGAGATAATTGGGATGCTACAGTTTATAATACTTGTGAAACAAATAACTTACACAGAAACAAAAAATTTGATGAATTACATACTTGGATATTTAATGAGGTTAAAGTGTTTGCAGATAAACTTGGTTATACAAATAAAAAAATGTTTTGTGAATTAAGTTGGTTTAATTATTATAATAAAAATGATTACCAAGAAGCACACGATCACGAAGGCAATGAAATATCTGCTGTTTATTTTTTATCAACATCTAAAGGTTGTGGGCATTTAAGATTTATTTCTCCTGAACCTAAAGGCATAAAACATGTTTATGTAAAAAACAATCCTCTTACTTGGAGAGAATTTAAAGTAGTGCCTAAAGAAGGATTACTAGTTATGTTTAAATCTAATTTAATGCATGGGGTCCAACAAAATAAATCTAATAAACCAAGGATATCTTTAGCGTATAACTTTAGAATTAAATAGTAATGAAAATTAAAGAAAACTTTATATCAAAAAAAGACTTTGAAGATCTTAGTTCAGTTATGATGAGTAGCCATATTCCTTATTATTTTAAAAATAATGTTGCACATAAGGGTGACAAAGACTTTTATTTTACTCATGAGTTGTTTAATGAGAAGAGAGAGAGAAGCAGGTATTTTGATTTAATAGTTCCTGTATTAGATAAGTTAAAAATATCTACGTTGCTTAGAGCAAAAGTTAATTGTTTTCCAAGCACTAAAGAAATTATTAAATATGATGAACATATTGATTTCCCATTTAAACATAATGGAGCTGTGTTTTACATAAACACGTGTGATGGTGGCACATGGATAAAGGACAAATTTATACCATCAGTTGCCAACAGAATGCTGCTATTCGATTCAAATAAACCCCATCAAAGCACAAATTGCACAGATAAAAAATGTCGTTTTAATATCAATATCAATTATCTATAGCTCTGATTGGTATTGAAATTATTGAAAATCTGCTATAATACCTAGTAAACAGGATTTTTATATGCTACAAAAACTAGGTTTTGCTCCAGGATTTAACAAACAAGTTACTGAAACAGGCGCCGAAGGGCAATGGTTTGATGGTGATAATGTTCGTTTTAGGTACGGAACTCCAGAAAAAATAGGGGGTTGGCTTCAATTAGGAGAGTATAAACTAACTGGTGCAGGAAGAGCTTTGCATCATTGGGATGATAACTCTGGTATTAAATACTCAGCTATAGGGACAAACAGAATTCTTTATGTTTACTCGGGTGGTCTTTTTTATGATATTCACCCTATTCGAGTTACTTTAACAGGAGCTACTTTTACAAGTACATCCTCTTCAACAACAGTTACGATAAGCACTGGTGGTGTATCTCATGGTTTAAACGAAGATGATGTTGTTATGTTTGACAGTGTAACAGGATTATCTGGATCCACATTTACAAACGCAACGTTTGAAGACCAAAAATTTATGGTAACAACTGTTCCTACACCAGATACTTTTACAATTACAATGGATACTCAAGAGGTAGGTACACCTTTAAGCGGAGCAGGATCTGCTTCAGTTCTTTGTTATTATAATGTAGGCCCAGCACAACAGCTTGGAGGTTTTGGTTGGGGAACAGGTTTATGGAGTGGTACATCAATTGCTCCTGCAACAACTACTTTATCTACAGCTTTAACTGATCTAGTTACGACTGATGTTGTCTTAGCTGATTCTTCTGCTTTTCCATCAACTGGAGAAATAAGAATAGGCACAGAAGATATAAGTTTTACGGCTAACAACACCACTACAAATACTTTAAGCGGAGGTTCTCGAGGAGTTAACGGAACTACCAAAGCTACTCACAGTGCTGGTGCTACAGTTACAAACATTTCTCAATTTGTTGCATGGGGTGAGGCCTCTTCTGACGACTTTACAATTGACCCTGGTTTATGGGTTCTAGACAATTACGGTACTAAATTAATTGCACTTATATATAATGGCCCTTGTTTTGAATGGGACGCAGCTGCTCCAGGTGCAACCTCTACAAGAGCTACACTAATACCTAATGCACCTACTGCATCTAGACATGTTCTTGTTTCTACACCAGATAGACACTTAGTATTTTTTGGCACAGAAACTACAGTAGGTAATAGTGCTACACAAGACGATATGTTTATTAGATTTTCTGATCAAGAAAATATTGATGGTACAGATGCATATACAGTCAAGGCTGAAAATACAGCAGGTACACAAAGACTTGCAGATGGTTCTAAAATTATGGGAGCTATTAAAGGTAGAGATGCAATTTATATTTGGACAGATACCGCATTGTTCTTAATGAAGTTTGTAGGACAACCATTTACATTTGCATTTGAACAGGTAGGAACTAACTGTGGATTGCTAGGAAAAAATGCTTGCGTAGAAGTTGACGGTTCTGCATATTGGATGTCAGAGAATGGTTTTTTTACTTACGATGGTCAATTAAAATCTTTACCTTGTTTGGTAGAAGATTTTGTTTATGATGATTTAAACTCTACGTCTAGAGATCTTATTAATGCAGGATTAAATAACTTATTTGGAGAAATAAGTTGGTATTATTGCACGGCAAACTCTAATCAAATAAATAGAGTAGTTACTTATAATTATGGAGAGTCAACATCTAAACGTCCTGTATGGACAACAGGCACTTTACCTAGAGCAGCGTGGCAAGACTCTGCGGTATATGACAGACCTCACGCAACATTCTACGATCCTGATAGTAATGCATCTTATGATGTTACAGGTAACACCGATGGCTGCACAATATACTATGAACAGGAAACAGGGACCGATCAAATCGATGCAGGTGGAGTAGTAACTGCTGTAATTGGCACTATTACTTCTGGTGATTTTGATATTACGCAACGTAGAAGTAGCACAGGACAAACTGTAGGAATGCCTGACCTTAGAGGTGATGGAGAATTTATTATGAGAATAAGTAGATTTATACCCGATTTTATTGAACAAGCTGGCAATACTAGAGTTAGTTTTATTACAAGACAATTTCCAAATAGCTCGGCTACCACTACAAATTTTACCGTAGATTCTAGTACAACTAAAAAAGATACTAGATTAAGAGCTAGATCAATAGCATTAAAAGTAGCAAATATAACTTCAAATGAAGATTGGAAACTTGGCACATTTAGGTTAGATATACATCCTGGAGGAAGAAGATAATGAAAAAATATGAAGTACAAGGCGGAGTAAAAAACTATCTTGGCAAACAAAAAGAAGTTAAAGCTCCTGTAAAATGGAAGTCTAGTCCAGACCATCCTGAAACAGAATTAGCATATATTACAAAAGCAGAAAAAGATTTACTTGTTAAATCAGATTTACACGGTTCATTAAAAGGTGGTGTTAACAGAGGACCATCAGGCATCATGAGTTTAAATGGTTATGGATCAATTGAAGGTGGCTTTGGATCCGGCGGTAGAGATGTAGGTATGTCCGGTGCAGCAACAAGTGCTGCTGAAAGAGGAGGTGGAAGCGGAGCAGATGCAAGAGAACTTGCAGTAGAATCTCAAAGAGTAAGATCAGGTGCAGATTTACCACCAGGAGTCGTTGATCAAAATATACAAGATTATAGATCTGCAGTAATTGCAGCTGGTGCAGGACAAAGAGTTAATCCAGGTTTTTTTGATAGTAGAAATGTTGTATCACCAGCAGAGTTAGAAAGAGCTAGAAATTTTGCACCTGACGCTTTTGCAAGAACTAGAGGTGGCCTTGCAAATTTATTAGGTAGTGGTGGTATATTAGGATCTATTATAAGAGGTGCTGGAAGAAGACTTGGTTTTGGAAAATCATATGATCAACCAACTTATGACATGTCAAGATTTAATGCTCTTGGTTTGTATGAACCTAGTGTAAACCCTATGTACGATGATTTTGAAAATGAAGATTTATTATCAATAACTACAGATCCTTTTTTAAATTCTGTTGGACCTATGACAGTGGATAATAGAACTACTGATTCTGTTACAGGCACAGGATATCCTGGAGAGAATAAAAACTTTTTTACAACAACTAATGACTTAATATCAACAGGTGTTCAAAAGGGTCCTTATAGAAAAGATTATGGTTATTTAGAAGCAGACGTAATTGGAGATAGAGGTATACCTGCTTCAAACGCTTTTATTAATTCTAACTTTGGTTTAGGGGATATGGATGGTAGCTAATGGCTAAAATTGTAGAATCATTAACTAGAGCAGAACCAGAGTATAGCCAAACAAATATACAATCTTTGGTTAGAGATCTTGACTCTGTAATTACAAAATTAAATACTTCTTTTCAAGAAGAAGTAAAACAAGAAATAGAAGCTAAAAGTTTCTTTTTAGAATAATGGCAGTAGTAAACCAGTATAAATTTGTAGGTAGAGATAATGACACTACAGGAAATGCATTAAATGTTTTTGGCACTGGTAAGCCTGGTGTAAACGAAACCATTATTATAAAGTCAATATTAGTAACATCTGCTTCAACACCAACTGTAACTGTAACAAATAACAGCATCACAGCTATTAAAACAGCAGCTTTAACAGCAGATACTACGGTAGAATTATTAACCCAACCGTTAATAGTTGAGGGTGGAAGCACCCTTACAATACAATCAAGTAACACAGGGTCTTTTGACTATGCGGTAAGTTACTTAAATATACTTAAAGAAAAGGTAGACTAATGGAAATTAAACAAGCAAAAGTAGAAGAAACATATAGACATAAGAAAACTGGTGAGGTTTTTAAGGAAAGAAAAGACTGGGAAGCTAAGGGTTACAAAAATGAGGATATGGCACAAGATGTAAAAGTTATAATGCCACCTCTTGATTTGTTCTCAAAAACCAAGTAAACATAGGGATTAAGGTAAAATTATGGCAATTTCAAGAATGCAAGAACCCAGACAAAATTACGGATTAGGTAAGCTAGTTAAAAAAGCTGTTCGTGGTGTTAAGAAAGTTGTTAAAAGTCCATTAGGTAAAGCAGCTATTATTGGGGGTCTTAGTATGATTCCTTTCGGTGCTTCAGGTACCAGTCTTTTAGGTAGAGCAAGTTCAGGAATTGGTTCTCTGTTTAATGCAGGTAAAGCATCACTTGCAAGTAGATTTGCACCAGCAAGTAGTAAATTTTTAATGGGTGGTCCTAGAGTAGCTGGCAAAGCAGGTTTCTTTTCAAGGCTAAATCCTTTTGGTGAAAGTTTTGATCCTAAAACAGCTTTTCTTACAGGAGGTGCTTTAGCGACTGCAGCACCTTTCATAGCAGATGCTCTGGGTCCTGAAGTAATAGAAGAAGAAGACATAGAGGTTATTGATCCATCTGCAATAAGACAAAGTGCAAGAGATTATTATATGGGCAC